CGGCTGGTGTTGTTGTTAATATTTTATCTGAAGACGGTGTACAGACGCCTATGCCAGAAGGTACATATACGACAGAAGACGGCACTATATTTAGTGTAGACGCTGAAGGTGTAGTACTAGAAGTTGCAGAAGCAGAAGCTGAAGAAGTAGAAGAAGAAGAAGGCGACTTACGAAAAGAAGACGAGGAATATATGAATAGTCAAGCTGAACTATTTGCAGAAGTAGGCAGCGTAGTAAAAGAATTGCTAGAAGAAGTACGCAAAGATATTACACGTATATCGTCTGAATTAGAAGAAATAAGAAATGAAAATTTTGCTAAAGACGAAAATATAGCAGAATTACAAAAAGAAAACACAAATTTAGAAGCACAAGTTAAAGAATTAGGTAGTGAGCCTGCTGAAGAGCCTGTTAAAGTATCTAAATTTGCTAAGGCTATGAATACAAACGAAAAGCCTTACGAACAAATGACAAGACAAGAAAAATATTATTTTAATTTAAACAACAAATAAAATTATGGGATTTTCAATAACATCTAACTATAGTGGCGACCACGCAGGTCAGTATATTGCTGCTGCATTAAAGTCAGCTGATAGTTTACAATTTTTAACAGTATTAGAAAATGTTAAATACAAAAGAAATATTACAAAAGTAGCTAGTACAGGTTTAATTACTGACGCTAATTGTGATTTTACAGACGCAGGTACACTTACATTAACTGAAAGAGTACTAGACCCGAAAGAATTACAAATAAATGTAGATTTATGTAAAAAAGACTTGTTAGCAGATTGGCAGGCTGCACAAATGAGAGCAGGCGCACACAATAACGGGTTTTCAGATGATTTTACAGCGTTTTTATTCTCGTATTTATCTTCTACTATCGCTGACCATGTAGAAACTAACATATGGACAGGTTTAGACGCTAATGCAGGTGAATTTACAGGATTTATGAACGCAGGTAACGGACACTTTGAAAATGACGCTGCTATTGTAGAAAGTGATAACGAAGGTGGCGCAGGTACTGCTTTTACTGCTGCAAATATTGTAGCAAACTTACAAGGCTGTTTAGCTTCTGTACCAAGTGCAGTATATGGTAAAGACGATTTGTATATTTATATGTCTAAAGCGTCATATAGACTATACTTGTCGGCTATTTCCGCTTTATCAGCATTTCCTTTTAACCATATGGGCGAATATACTAAAATGTTCCAAGATGTTAAAATTGCAGTATGTCCAGGTATGCCAGACAATAAATTAGTTGCAGCACAAGCAAGTAACTTATTCTTTGGTACAGATTTACTTAGTGACCATACTGAAATTAGAGTACTTGACATGCAAGACCTAGACGGTTCAGATAATATACGTGTAGTAGCAAAATTTACGGGCGGAACACAACATGCGCAAGGTGGCGACATTGTAAGACACGACTAAAATAAATTATTAATTAGCATAAATAGAGGTGTAAAAGCCTCTACAAATGCTCTAAAACTTGAAAATATGCCTTGTGAATTAACAAAAGGACGAAGTTTAGATTGTAAAAGTAGTACAGGCGGTATAAAGGCTGTATACTTTGCACAATTAGAAGACTTGATACTAACAAACCCTGAAGCAGGTGTTATATCTGATTTAGAATTTGCAGGTGGTGCAACTACTGCACTTAGAAAGTATGTTTTACCACGTGGTACAGGTAGTTATACTGAAACTATTACAGGTAGCCCTGAAAATGGTACTGTTTTCTATGAGCCTAGCGTAACAATTATGCTACATAATTTAAGTAGTGCAGACCAAAACGAAATAAAATTATTGTCACAAAATAGACTAGTTATTTTTGTAGAATTAAATCAAAGACTAGCTACAGGTGGGCATAATGTTATATTATGTTTAGGTGGTGAAAACGGCATGGAATTAACAACAGGAACAGGCGCAAGTGGTGCGGCTATGGGTGATATGAACGGTTATACTTTAACCTTTACAGGCGCTGAGCGTTTTCCTGTATCTATAGTAGCAGACTATACTAGCACACCATTTGACAACGCAGGTTTTAACAGTGGAAGTAGTATAACTATTGACGCAGACTAATAAAACTATATATATCTAGTAAAAAGGGGGCTATTTGCCCTTTTTTTATTGTGTTTTTATAAATAATAGTAACATATTTATATATTATACTAAATGATACACATAACTAAAGGTACTTTAACTAATTTTTCTACTACATTAAGAGAAAAACGTATTAATAATAGCGGTACGACCGTATATTACTTAATAAATCTTAATAATGATATGACAAAAAAAAATTGGTGGTCTTATGGTACGCAAACGCATACACCTAGACATACTTTGTTTGGTGTACGTGACGATATAGGTAGCCCACCTGTTCCTATGCCCGACGAAGGCTACCATACATATAAAATATATGAAGTAACAAGTTTAAGCATAGATTTAAGCGACGTAGATAGCGTAAGTGTAACAGATAGTCAAATTGTAGAAACAGGCAAGGCTTTTGTTACCGATCCTAGCGTGACAGAAGTTAGCTATACACAATATACGCCTACTACAAACACAAATACAACAAATAGTAACACACAATATATAAGCATTTAAAATTATGGCAGTAGTTAAAAACGTAGCAGACTTGCTAAACGAACAACTAGGTAAAAAAGGTACAATAGAAGTATTTACAACAGCAGCACAGACTAGTAAAGACTTTTACGCTATACATTTTGTAAATGAAAGCGTTATAACTAATTGTACTATAACAGGTGCAACTAACGATAGTAATTTAGATAGTAAGACTATACCTGCAGGTACAGTTATATTTGCACCTTTTACAGCAATTACCTTAACAAGTGGTTTAGCAATAGGTTATAACAATTAAGATATGTATTTAGCAAACGCATTTAAGCTAAAAAATAAAGTAGCTACAGCTTTTGATATGGCTAGTATATCAGGTTTAAAAGCATGGTACAAATTTAAAACAGACGTATCAGTAGACGGTGATGGTAATGTATCACTATGGGCTGATAGTAGTGGTAACACGTCTGAAGATATGGACGTAGCACCTGCAAGAGCTCATATGGACGTACCTTATAATGCAAGTACAGGAGCTCATACTTTTACTAACGCAAATGCAAGTGAATTATTTGTATCTAGTGGCGACCAACTAAATTTAGGCACATTTACGATATTTGGTGCAGTAGATGTTATAGAAAGTGGTGCAAGTAATGAAAGTGTACTAGGACGTGCAGGTAATGATGAATTTAGACTATTTAGAGGTTCTAACGCTGCACATGTTAGACTTAGGGCAAACGGTGTAAATTATGATATAAATATGTCTGAAGATTTGCCTACAGGTAAATTTTTGTATACGTTGATACGAGAAACGTCAGGTGACCTAGAAATAAAAATAAATGGTGTTAGCAAAGGCACTGTATCTACTACTATAACTGATTTATTCGATTTTCAAAAAATAGGTAACACACAAACTGACTGTATTGTATATGAAATAGCAATTTATGACAATGAATTAAGTTTAGCTGACATGCAAGCAGTAGAAGCAGATATAACAGCAAGAACAGGTATATAATGAAAGATAGACTACTAAATATAGAACTAACAAATGAAGTACAACCTAGAATTGTAGAAATTAACGGAAGTGATTGGGTACAATATGGTGACGGTGAATATAGAAACTTATACCCACAATACTTAATAGATTTATACAATAATAGTGCAACACACGCGGCTGTAATAAACGCTACAGCTGCTATGATTGCAGGCGAAGACATACTAGTAGAAGAAGGCAAAGACCTACAAAAGTATGTAGAAATAAAAAAATTGTTTGCTAGTATAAACGGCAAAGAAACGGCACACGAAGTACTAGTAAAAGTAGCATTTGACTTAAAATTACAAGGTGCTTTTGCACTAAATATTATTTGGTCAAAAGATAGGACACGTATAGCAGAAATACACCACGTACCTGTAGAACAGGTGAGAGTAGGTAAGCCTGATAAACATAGCAAAGTAAAAGACTACTTTATAAGTGCTAATTGGTCACAATATCGTAAAAACGAATATAAGCCTATACGTATTGCTTGTTTTAACACAAACGATAGACGCGAAGCGTCACAATTATTATATACAGGTGTATACTCGCCTGCTATGGAATTATACCACACGCCTGACTATGTAGCGTCTACTAATTGGGTGCAAGTTGACAATTTAACTAGCGACTACCATTTAAACAATATTAGTAATGGTTTTGCAGCTAGTTATTTTATTAATTTTACTAACGGCATACCCACACAAGAAGAACGCGAACAAATAGAATTTCAAATAGCGCG